TATTAATAATAAAAGAATATTTTTCAATTAACTTAATGACCTGTTCATTTTTAGTATCAAATTTAAAGAATCTACCAATCGCTAATATTAGTCCAATATATGTTGATAAAGCTATAGGAAAAATCATTAATATTGTGGCAGTCATATATTGAGATAATGTAGGTTTAATTGTTTCAAAAAGTGTAATAATAGCAGATGTAAAAATAACACTTAGTTGTATATAATTTATTTTATGTTGAATATCATTTTTTTTAAATATTAATAGGGCATTGTTTTCTTTATATCTTGAAATTAAGGTTTTATATAATTCAACTAGGTTACTTTGTTGTTCTAGAGCAACCTTGTAGCTTATTTCTATATTTTTATGTTTTACTAATAACCTTTGTCTTTCATTAATTATATTATTTAATGAAATATCATTTATAATTAATTTTGAATTTTTACATATCTCTGGATCTGGACTACAAAAATCATAATAATTTGTAGCAAAATATCTATTCCAAGTTAATTTCTTTTGACCGTTGGCTGAACACTGTTCTTCGTATCTCTTTCTACATCCAACACATTTTGATAGAAGTTTATTTCCCATTTCTCTGTTTTTATCCTCTAACAGTTGTTCTGATATTTTATATTGTTTAATTTGAGATAATATTAATGTTAAAACGGCATCTTTTTCTTCACTTGTTTTTGGAAGTTTATTTTTAAGAGATGAATATGGTTCCATATTTAATAATGTTAATCTAGAAGATTCTTTATATTTTCCTATAAGTTCGGTAGAACAATTATTATAGTAATTAGTTAAAAAATTTTCTAAATATTTATCTTCGTATATTTGATTTCTTTTTCTCATAATATTAGTTATATTAATAATTAATATTAAAATTTAAAATTTGAATGTCAAAGCTTTCCTGGATTTAAAGTCTTTTTTTTTTGTTCTTTTTCTCAAAAATTTGAAGTATTTATTAGCAATATTGAATCGCTGTTTTACATACTTAGCCTTGGGATATTTTTTCTTTTTATGTTTTAACATTGCTCCAAGTCTTACTTTCATAATCATTCCTACTTGCCATATTCTCTTATGTGGATACTTTTTAGTTTTGTAAAGTCTTTCAAGTTTTTTTATAGTATCTTTCACGTCTTTTACAGTAGTGTATTTTATAGGAATAGTATCATTTGGATTTTTATCAATATAGACGTCAAATGACTTTTTAGGATTATTTGGATTATATAAGAATTGTTTCTTTTTCTTACGTGTTTTTTTCTTGCGTTTTTTACGTGAACCACCTGGAAAGGGTGCGTTACCGACGTCCTTGGCAAGGCGCCAATATTTGCTAGGGTTCGTTAATATATCAGGAATATTGTCCGGATCAAATGCGTGTTCCTCTCCACCGACCGCATTTAAATATTCATCTACATCTATACATGAATCGCTTATTTCTAGACCACATTTAATTGGGCCCTCAAGGTCTTCACCTATAACAGCATTACAAGTTAAATCAGCAAGGTTCTCGTTACAATAATCTCTTAAACATTCTGTATGAGCTACACAACCGCAATTCATAAAATATGCTGTTTTTCCCGGTGAGCGTGGATACATTAATGAGTTATTACAAATTATACATATATCAGTTGGTAGTATTTCATTATATTCTATCCAATTCCCTCGTGTCCTCTCTCCACCACGCTGTTTTTTTATAGTTTTATGTTTACAAAATTTGTATGGAGCACATGAAGACTTCATGGTGAATCCATTTACCGGACCTCTTATACATTTTTTTTTGGAAAATCTACGTTGGAGAGAAAAATGTTTCCCGTCTTTCCTGGTACATTTCTTATTTTTTCTAGTTGATTTACAACAATTTGTATAACGCATTAATATAACATAATAAAATATATTTTTATTTATAATATATTTTATTTAAAATTTAGGTGCCTCTTCACTTGGAGAACGACCGGTGGAACGTTGACCATGAACGACCTTCCAAGAACCATTGACTTTTTGTAATACTGAAGTTAATACAGCAACGTCGTCATTTTGAGTGCCTTTGTAATTAAATACACCGTGATTGGTATAACAAACATAAGCTACATCGCCTACAATTTTCATCTTATTGATACCAACAAGTTCATTAGAAGTAACAGATACATCTGCGTTATTCATCATAGCTTCCCAACCAGATTTGTCTAGAGGATTACCTGAAGGACGCACAAATACACAATCATCAGCCATATGTTTCATACCGACCTTATGGTCCTTATCACACATATCTCTAATTACATCTTCAACTTGTTGCTGATCGGTTTTCATAACCATCTCACGAATAGGTGTAATCTCAGGAGGACACGCTACAAGAGTTCCAAGTAAGTCAAATGTTCCATCTTCGTGACGATGGGCGACATAACTTTCCTGGTCTTCTTTACTTTCCCATTCCTGCCAGATAACAATTTTATTAGAATCTTCACGTGATTCATACATATCAATAGATTTACAACCCTTCCATCCGCGAGTTACACTTAGACCATTATCTCCCGTACAAAAGGCGACAAATTTGTCTTTTGCCTCAGCATCTTTAAGGGTAAAAACCGCACAAACACGATAGCTTGAATTAGCCATTTATGAATTAATTAAACAAACTTTATTTAAATACTTTTAAAAAAAATTTATTAAAACTATTAATTATTATTTTGAGCTTATAAAATTGGATGTTTTCTTTTCATGACACGGTATGCATAATATCTGTAAATTTTCATATGTAGTCTTTCCTCCATTAGAATATTCGTTTATATGGTCTCCTTGACAGTTCTGTATATTTTGAATATTATTACAAATAGCACATTTTCGTCCTTGTTCTTCCCATTTTTTCTTTTTTTCTTGTAAAGTATAACATCTTTTTTTATCTAATGAGTTTTTCATTACAGTTTCAACTATTTCATCTATTTTTTTTATTAATCCTTTTTGCCATGCAGCATTTCTACCACCTTTTGTATTATTACCCATAATTTCACAAACAATGTCGTCTGAAGTAGTTAATTTAATAAATTCAGGAATAAGATAGTCTATATATTTGCGTATATTTAAAGATTTTCTTAATAGACGTACAGAACGTGATATAATAAATTTATATAGAATATAATTACTATTGAATTCCTTTTTATCCTCTTCAAAAAAGTTTCGCTGTTTTAATTTATTTTGCATTTTGCAAAGAAGTGAAAATATTTCAGAAAGTTTATCATTATTTTCTATTATAAATTCATCTACAACAGTTTCGCTTTTTTTAAGATTATCATTTTCCCATCTTTCTCTTAATTTATTAAGAGAACTCCAAGAACGAAAATCATTTTCCGTTGCTAAAATATAAGTTTCTAATAACTCATATTCTTGAATGCCTCTAGTATCATTTTTATTACATAATAGTGTTTGGAAATCCGTTTTTTTAGTTCTTAAAAGGTCATAAAATCTGTGATAAATATTACTATTAAATTCAAAATCGTTAAGTGTATATGATATTCTATTCAATATATTATACATACTTGATCTTTTTTCACCATTTGTATAATAGGAATCATCTAATAAATTAAATTCAAAAGCATAGTTTTTAATAAATCCCTGATCTATTTTATCTAAATCATTGAAATATTTATTATTATATTTTTTACTGTCTAATTCATCTAAATATTTTCCTATAATTGGAAAATCACCTTTCAAAAATTTAATACACGTTGTTAATCTATGCATACCATCCAAAACACACTCTTTTGATTCCTTGGGATGGTCTACAACCCATATAGGATTCATTGCTCTATTAAGTAATAAGGTTTCTACTAATTTAGTAAGTTCATTTGGACGCCAACATTCATATTTTCTCTGCCAAAATGGATTCAATTCGAGATGTGGAAGGTCTATAGTTTCTGCTATATGTTTATCAACTCTACATTTAACTGTACTTAAAGTAACTGATTGTCTAATATTTCTTTTTTCCATTATTATACTTTATAATCAATTTATATGTCTATATTGATTTTTAAGAACTTTTACGCAACTCAATTTTTATAAATTATTAGATTATTTTTGTTAAAAAAATTTTTTAAAACTATTATTTAATTATTCAAATAATACTCCTTCTGCTTCCAAATCTTTACGCAAATTATTCCAATTATTTAATACTTCACAGCATAACTCATTATTAAATTTATACTCTTTCATTTTATTTAAAATATATTCCATTTCAATCGATAAATTTAATTCATTTAAAATCTCATTAATAAGCATTTTATCTCCATTTAATCCGTCTATTATCCACTTTTCTCTTCCACCCAAAATATCTAATCTTTTACCTATATCTCCTTCATCTATACTTACCAAATACTGTTTTGAAAGTTGGTCTACTAATCCAACTAATACATTTCTACAATTAAAATCACTACATCTAAATATACCACGATACACTCCAATTTTTACAAATTCTTTAAATAAAGCTCTATTCTGTCCTACATTTCCACCATTTTCAACACCATAAACTAATGAGTGTTTAATTTCTCCAATTTCCATAGGAATTTTCCACATACAGTGAGTTACTTTATTCATCACACAATAAACAACCCTTTCTTCATTTTCTCCAATTAACACTTTATGCCAATTATTTTTCCATTTCTTTTTACTTTTATCTATTTTTTCTATTCTAAAATTCGATAAAACTCTTTTCATACCTATTTTTTCTAATCCAAACATTTCTTTACAATCATCTATTACGCAATAATCTCTATTATAAAACATACTTTTCCTCGATTCTTTCCAAATTTTCCCATTATATTCAAAGCACATCACCTTATTTCCACAAGTTACATCGCTACATAATGTAATTTTACTTTCATCAATTCCATCTACAAATTGCAAATTTTTTTCCAAATCATCAAAATTTGGTTTACCTCTCATTTTTTTTATTTTTTTATATTTTTCATTACGAATTTCCGCACGAGTTTTTTTAGGTTCTACCTTTTTCTCTTCTTTTTCTGCTTGTTCTTTCCATTCTCCTCTATAATAATCCCTCCATTCTTTTACAAAATATTCCTTGTCTTGATCTACAACCAAAGAACCTTTCGTTTTCCAATCTTTTTTCCCTTTGCCCATCATTCGTCCTTGCGAACAGTGTTGATCTATACAGTAATCATCAATGTCCAATTTTTTCCTGTCTTGAAAAACTTTTCTTATAATTTCCTCTTCTTCTTCTTTATTTTCAGGAATTAATTCCATCATTTCTTTCTTTAAAAGTTTTTTACCATCCATTTCGGTCATATATTTATCCAAGCCCAATTTTTTAACGTTCCATACCAACTGTATAGCACTAGACAACCACATGAACCTCTCTCCCCTTTTCTTTTTATGAAATTCTCCAAGTTTATATTCTAAATTTTTCCGCAAAACCCAATTTTCTTTTACAACTTTTCTATTAAATAAATAATTCCAAATTTTATAAATATTTTCCTTTTTTGTTTTAAACCATTTAACTCCCGTCGTTTCTCTTTTTCCATTAAATATTTTAAACATATAATAATAACAACCAGGACTTTCATTATTAAATTCTTCTACAAAACTTTTAAAACTTGCTTCATCATCAATCTTTTTTAAATCATCATTTTTATAGACTTGACCATCATGTCTAAATCTATAGTCCCAAAATGCTCTTATGTCACTATTTAATCTTAAAATTCGCGCATTAACAAGTATATCACAAATTTTATACAAGTAAATAAAGTTATTACGGTCATTTTCTTCAAACTTTTCCATTAATCTTCTTAAAATTATATATTTTTTAACATCAGCAAATAGTAACTCTTCATCCATCATTACTATAAGCCTATTAAGCATATTTGTAATAATACCTTTAGTTGCCTTTTTTTCTTGTTCTGTTTTTGCGAAAACTTGAAATAAATAAATTTCTGCGACACACCAAACCATTTTGTTTTTTTCTTTTCGCCTTAAATATTTTTGCGTAGCACTTTTTAATATATCAAGTTTATAACCATAATGACTTATACTGCTAAAGCAAGTTCTGAATTTAATTTTTGATAGCATGTTTGTTTTGTTTAGAATATCTGTAGTAATAAATAGCATATATACTAGAGTGAATACAAGTAATATTTAATTCAATTTTATATATATTATTGAAAATTGATTTATTAAATTACTTAGAAAAAACATACTATACCTATTAAGATGTCTAGTTTTAGTCAAAATATGGAACGCACTTTTAGTGAAAACGAAATGAATACCCTAGCAAGTTCTTGGGACGGTCACAGACAATCGGTCTGTTGTAAGGGAAGTAAATTAATTTTAAATGATTGGTGGTTAGAAGTTATTAAATTTTTCGCAGTATTAAAACTTATATTTACAGATTTCTGTAATGTATTGTGGGGTTTAAAAGAAATGTATAGATGGAATCATCATATTAAATGTACTATTTATGGTGCGTCTTCTATAGGATTGGCGAGATATTATATATTAGACCCATTACAAGATAATTATATTGTATATTATCCACTAAGTTTTGTTGTAATTTGTTGTCTATTAAAAATAGGGTCTTATGCTAATAATTATATAATTAATAATCCAGATAGTGCTTTCGGTTCAAAAGCTGGTAAAGATTATCCATTATCTCCACTAGACCAACATAAATTTCGAAAATCTCAATATTATTTGGGATTTTCACCTTTAAATCCGGATGACGAGGTTCGAATGGAATTTGCTAAGGGATTAAAGGACGGTATTAGTGATTGGTGGATTAATAGAAGTTGCGATAGTGATAATTTGGGAACAAAAAATGTAATGTGTGATACACTTTTGTGCCCTACTCATAAGGGGACAGGAACTAAGGAGGACCCTATTGATTTCACGGAGGATACAGACACGGAGGATGATGTAGGTAGTGGAAGTGATAGCGATGATAGTGATGATAGCAGTGATAAAGAAGTAGAACAGTATTGTTGTAATGAAGAAAATTGTGAAAAAACGGGAGAATTCGAAGACCTTCAAGAGGCATATGATAATGGTTGGTATCAAAATGACGAGGCAAATTATTGTTCGGATCACGCGGAGGGGGAAGTTGAAAAGGTAGATAATGATGGTATGAGTGAAAAGGATGTATTGGAGGCATATGGTGTAAGACCTGTTAATCCGACTCCAGAAAGTGACGAAAATAAAAAAGATAAATAAGAAGTAAGAAGTAAGAAGTAAGAGTTAATTAAAAAATTTTTTTATAGAAAATTGAATATAAAATACTTATTTTTGTATTAGACAATAAGTATTTAACGAATAAATAACAACAATTAATAATAATTATGTGTAAAATTTGTGGCCAACAAAACCATACATCAATGAACTGTTGGATGAGACACGTAGTATTGGATAATAAGGAGTGGACAAATGATAATATGGGTTCTCCATTACAAATTGATCTATCAAAAGTAATAAAATCTCCAGTAATAAATATAAAAAACCAAGACTGTCCAATTTGTATGGAAAAGATAGAAGAGACAAATAGTGCTGTAACGAGTTGCGGGCATTGCTTTTGCTTATCTTGTATAATAAAGGCAGGAAGAAGAAATAATGATTGTCCGTTGTGTCGCCAAGCATTGACAGACAATACAGTGGTTAGAAGATTATTTGAAATTCCACGATTAAATATTGAAGAAATAAATCAAAATGGATTGGAGAATAATATTGAAGAAGTTCCAAGAGGTAGAGAATTATTTGCGAGATTATTTTTGAACAGACGGAACTAATTCTAGCATCACTACTGAGTATATTATTGAGGTGAGGTTGTTGCCCCTACCCCTCCCCTCACACTCCCCACCCCTTTTGGTAGATTGAATAAATTTTTTTTATGTTAGATGTCCAAGAATTCCAGTGT